AGGCGCACGGGCGAACCTTTATGAATAAACTGGTGGAGATAAGCTTCGTTTTTGCCGACGGCAAGTGATAAAGAACGTAAGTTTTTGCCTTTTTGCTTAATTAAATCGGCAATGTGTGCGCGAATTTCATCTGCATTCATGATGTTTCTTCTCCATAAAATTATAAACTAAAAAGAATGTATCATAAAAATATTATTTGTGCAAATAATATATTTCCTATTGATTATATAATAAAAATATAATAAATGTTTTGAGCGATGATGTTTTTTAATAAGGAGATCAAATGATGAAAAAATGTGTGTTAGAGCAATATTACAAGGAAGGGTGGCTTCAATACGGCAATGCAAAATTGAGGCCGGAAGACAGGCTTTATGCAGGGTACGTTTTTTATAAGAGCTATATGAAAAGCCATGTGTTGTCGGTTGGTGTCAGCTGTTTTGAAGTGCCGAAAAAAGATTCTGTTAATCGTTTGAATGCGGTTGAAGCAGGCTTATGCCGTCGGGAAGAATTTTTAAATGCATACGAACATATTCCGAGATTGAGCAGGCCAGTTGTGGAAGAGATTGTTTTGGAAAATAAAGTCATTCATGCGCGCAAGCATGACAGATGTTTTGTGGCCGACTTGTTGTGTGCAGGATTGGATGCACTTGCTTTGTATTATATTTCCGCGAGTAAAAAAAATGACAATACATACTCAAAATGAACAAATCATGGAAGATATGACAGAGTGCTGGCGTATCAGACGTTTGTTTCGCGCTGTTTTGTTTCAGGCGGCAAAAGATGCATATAAATTCAAGCCGAAAAGTGTTCGGCAAAGAAAACGGCGAAAAGAGGCCTTATGTTTTTTCAAAAATGCCGAAGATTTAAGCACAATATGCGATTTAGCCGGAGCACCATACAGGGATATTTGGCAAGTGACACATTGCGTAACCTTGGGAAATCAAAAAAAATATAATAAAATTATTTCGTTAACTTTTAAAAAGGCATCTGTTTATTATTAAAATACAATATATTAATAATATTATACACAGGGCTTGACAATATGAGAAAAATATGATATATATAAGACAATCTTAGAAAAGGATTTTTATAAAGACGTGTTTTAAATCAACATGTCTTTTTTTTATACATTGAGGCGGTCGGCATAATGCGTGCGTATGGGGAAGCCGACAAGCAATTTGAAAAACAGGGTTTCAGACAATTAATACAAGCAAATGTTTGGTGTATTTGGCTTGACGGATGCTTTTTGAGGGGGCGTGCGCGATTTTAAAAGGTTAGTTTTTTTAAAATGACATCGGATGAGGGATTAAAAGTACGGTCGGCAAAAGAGTTGCAACAAAAAATTGATGCCTATTTTGATATGTGTCGCGAAGAAGATGAACCTATTACAATTACGGGTTTGGCGCTCGCTTTGAACATTTCAAGGGAAAGGTTGCGTGATTACGGTCCGCAAGATGAATATTTCGCAATTATCAAAAAGGCAAAATTAAGGGTGCAACACGCCTATGAGAAAAGACTGATTAAACGCGGAAACACAGGGGATGTTTTTGCATTAAAAACATTCGGCTGGACAGATAAGGCCGAAAATGAAAAAGCAATTTTTGTGAAAACGGCACTTGTGACATTTGAAGGAACAAAAGATTCTTAAAATTTGTGAATAAGAAAAATGTGTGAATAACATGATAAATGAGAGCGGAAAACAAAATTGATGGTGGATGTTAAAATACCGATTAAATTTAAGCCTTTGCTGACGGAACACTATCGTTATAAGCTTTATTGGGGCGGTCGTGCGGGCGGTAAATCGTTTGCGTTTGCGGACAGCTTAATTATTAAGGCAAGGATGGGAAAGTTTTTTATTGCATGCGTGCGCGAAGTGCAAAATTCTATCAGAGATTCGGTGTATAAACTTTTAAAAGACAGGGTGGACTATTATGGTTTTGATGATTTTAAGTTTTATGAAGACAGAATTGAAAATATATTGACGGGATCCAAATTTGTTTTTAAGGGTTTGAAAGACCAAAACAGCCAAAACATTAAATCTTTGGAAGGTGTTGATGTGTGCTGGATTGAAGAAGGTCAAAGTATTACAAAAAAAAGTTGGGATATTTTAAACCCGACCATCAGAAAACAAGATTCCGAAATTTGGATTTCAATGAACAGAGAACGCGAAAATGATCCGATTTGGAAAGCCGTCGGGGCGCATCCGGATTCTAAAACGCTTGTGGTAAAAACAAATTATTATGATAATCCGCATTGTCCGGAAGATGTGGTTTATCTTGCATTGAAATGCAAAAAGGAAAATTTGAGCGATTATGAGCATATATGGCTCGGCGCACCGGCAAATGAGAGCGATATGAAACTGATTGCCGTTAAGGATGTGATGAAAGCATTTTCGGAGCAAGTGTGCTTATCAACTTCACCTCTTGTTATCGGGGTGGATGTGGCGCGTTTCGGAGACGATAAAACGGTGTTGTGCTATCGGCGCGGAAGAGATTGTTTTAAGATTGAGGCGTATTCTAAATTAAGTACGGTTGATTTGGCAAATAAACTGACGAACATTATAAAAGAAGAAAAGCCTGCGCGAGTTTTTTTGGATTTGGGCAATAACGGCGCAGGTGTGTATGATATTTTGAAAGACAGAGGTTTTTTTAAGGTTGTGCGCGGTGTTAATTTTGGTGCAAAAGCAATTAATGATGACAGGTATGCAAATAAACGTGCGGAAATGTGGGGTATGGCAAGCGAATGGTTAAAATCGGAATATCCGGTACATCTGGTGCAAGACGATGAATTGTGCGATGATTTGTGTTCGGTATGTAAAAGTTATGACGGAAAAGGTCGCTTGCAACTGGAAAACAAAGAGAAGGTTAAAGACAGATTGGGGCGTTCGCCGGATAAGGCGGACGCTTTTGTTTTGACCTTTGCCGAGCCCGTGTACGATGTGGGACAAACAAAAAACATGGGGCTGAACCATATGGCAATTGAGAATTTGTTTCAGACAAAGATATCTCAGGAATGGTAATTTATATGAAAGGGAAGACAATATGAAAGCGATTTTGGATAGGGTTTTTATCAGGCCGGATGAGCCGAAAAAGCGTGCGTTGATTATTGAAGAAAAAGAAGAAACACTCTCGGGTGTGGTGATAAGCGTGGGCCCGGAAGTTAAAAGTATAAAAGAAGGGGAACACGTTGTTTATTTTAAGTGGGATGATTTGAAGGCCCCGAACGGTTTGGTTGTTGTGCGGGAACGAAATTTATTGGGAGTGTATGATGAGTAAAGAAGTAGAAAAATGGATTGAAAGAATTTCAACGGCGGAAAAACAATGGGATACGTATCATGCGTTGATTAAAGACATACGAAAATATTATCAAAACGAAAATAAAACAAACAAGCAAAATGTGTTTTGGTCATCGGTTGAAACATTAAAACCTTTTATCTATTTTAAGGCACCGATTCCATATATCAAACGCAGAAGCAAAAAAGAAAATGCGGTGGAAGATGCTGCCTGCCAAATTTTGGAGAAGGCTCTTGCTGCCAATATGGAAAATCAGGATTTTGACGGGGTGATTAAATATGCACGCAATGATTATTTGATATCCGGCTTGGGATTGGTTTTTGAAAAAATAAATCCGATTTTTAAAAGTATTGTCAGCGAAGATAATCGCTCGGCACATGACCTTAAACAAGAAGTGTTGGAAAATATCAGCATTGAGACAACATATTTGAATCCGGAAAAAATAATTTTTGATACGGAAAATGTAAAGGTTTGGGAAGATGTGGCGTGGGTTGCTCAAAAAATTGAAATGACGAATGCGGAGGCTGTGGCACAATTCGGCAAATGGGCAGAGCCGTTTTTGATGTTTTCTTCAAGCGATGAAAATGAAAGCGAACGCGAAGTGTCGGTGTATAGAATTTGGGCAAAGAAAGAAAAAAAGATTTTGTATCTTTCAAAAAATATCAAAGAAAGATTTTTGCGCGTTGACGAAGATGTTTTAAAACTTTCGGGTTTTTATCCGTTTCCGAAACCCGTATTTGCGACGCTTGCCAACGACGGGATGATTCCCGTGCCGGATTATGTGCAAATCAAGTGTTTGCTTGATGAATTGGATGGCGTGAATTCGCGTATGAAACTGATTATGCAGGCTTTGAAAATTTCGGGAGCGTATGACGGGAGTTTTCCTGAGCTTGCCAATATCTTAAATAAAGATGTGACTCTTGTTGAAATTTCGGATTTTGAAAAATTACGTGAAAAAGGCGGTATGAGAGGCGTGATGGAATTTGCGCCGATTGAGCAATATGTGAGTGCGTTACAGGTGTTGGCAGAGCGTCGGCAAATGTTGATGGATGCCATTTATGAAATTACGGGTGTTTCGGATATTATGCGCGGAAATTCAAATCCGAATGATACGGCAACGGCTGTGCGGAATAAAACAAATTTCGGTACTTTGAGAAATCAGGACAGGCAAAATGATTTTCAGCGGTTTTTAGGCGATGTCTTAAAAATTAAAGCCGAACTCATTTGCGAACAAATGCCTGCGGATATGTTGGCAGGTTTTGCATCGGAAACGGATCCTCAAATTGTGAGCCAAGCCGTGTTTTTGCTTAAAGAAGATAAACTGAGGAATTTAACGCTCGGTATAGAAACGGATACATCGTTTAACCAATCGGAAGAATTGCAGAAAACAAGTGATGCCGTGGCAAAAATCCATGAGATGATTGTGAACGCGTTCGGTGTTGTTTCCAATCAACCGCTTTTGTTGCCGCTTTATAAACAAATGATTGAAAGTTTGGTTGTGACACTGCCGCAGGCACGACAATTTGCATCGGTGATTGAAGAAGTGTTCGGCAATATTGAACAATCACTTGAAAGCGAAGATTTGCAAACGCCAGATCCGGAGCTGATGAAAATACGTGCAGAAATTGAAAAAAATAAAAATGATTTTGAAATTAAAAAGCAAGCCAATCTTTTAAAACAGGAAGAAATTAATTTGAAAAAACAGACGGAAGCGGACAAGGTTATGTTAACCAATAAAGAAATGAATTTACAGGCGGGACTTGAAACGGCGAAGATTGCGACGCAAGGCAATGGGGATACGAATATAACGACAGGCTATGTCAAAGGGTTTTAAGATGGATAATTTAAGGCAGGAAATAGAGCAAATCTATAATGATTTGGAAGATAAGGAAAAAAGAAAAAAACAAGAAGATCTTGTGAATGCTTTGTATGCGCCAATCGGGGCAACCACTCCGGCACCGGATGAGACGCAAAAAAAGGCTTTTATCGAAAGATTGGATGCGTTTTGCGCTGATAAAAAACATCGGGAAATGAATCCAAAACAACAAGCATATATTAAAATATTGAAGGATGCTTTTTCAGAATTACCACCTGTAAAAGCTGGAGAAGCCTTAGGAACATTACACGCTTCAAAAAAAGAAATGGATGCTATAAAAAAAGATGGATATGACAATTATGCTCACAGATTGGGTATGTGTTTAAATGGGCAGAGAGGATTTGATGGAGCCGCTTATTCATTAGGATGGGGTATTCTTAAAGAAGCAAAAGATATTGCTTGTAAATTAACAGGT